TTACTTCGTTTCATCTCTAATCTGTTGATCAACGTCCTCATGATCTGACTGTACAAAAGATTCTCTGGAATCAGGAGTATAGTTACCCGAGATCCCCCCGGTTCCCCCTTTTCCCTTGAGCGCTTCAATGGCTTGCCGAATCACAGGCGGAATCGGAGCGCCCAACTTACCCCCGTTTTCGATGATGGACAACAACTCATTTGCGATATAAAAAAAGGCGACCGCATCCCTGAACAAATGTCCGTCTCCCAGAACACCGTCCACCAGATGAGCCACCGATACCATTGCAAATATAAATACCTTTCGTGCAATGCCGAACATGCCAACATTACTTTCTAGCTTGCCAGTCATAGCCGCCGCCGCGATGCCGGTAAGGTAATCGAGGATGACGAACACAAGCAATACGCCGAGCACCCCTGACCAACCTCCGAAGAAGTAGGTTACCGAGCTGCTCATGAGTGCAATTCCCCATTTCCATAGGGTGTCCCATCGTTCCATAATTTCACCTCCTTTGTCATTCACATCAATTTAAGACACAGAACTAAAATTTGGGACTGACTCATGAGTATTACTTAAGTGAGTACCTAACACAATTCTGCGCTCAAAGATTTATCACAAGATTATTAACTCTACCGTGTATCAAAATCCCATAACCGTCGAATCCGTCATTTACCTCGTTGCAGCAGATTCTGATAAGTCAGAAAACTGCCCGGCCAAAGACGAATAAGGATATTTAGCGGTTAAAAACTACTCAATTAAATATGACCTTCACCCCTTTTTAGAAGAAAAGTCCTCTATTTGGTACACATTAATACTTATTATAATTAGTACTTCTCTGCCTTGTTACTCAAAAAATGAGCTATCCCGTTTTTGAAGGTTAAGGCTTCAATCACATTCATACGCTTTTAGAACAAGCATACTGAGGCTTATTCCCCATAAAGCAGTAAAATTTCCAAAGGCATTCCTTAATAAAATTCAATAACGGTTAGACCTTCAAACCGAGACATTACACGACTATTGATATTAGGCGTACCACCACCGGAGTTCATCTTTACGCCTACAAGTGAGAGTCGAACCCAAGTTGGCTTCGCCTCTGTCAGCTTTGCGGTGTATGTGTCGTTATTGACCATATAAGTGATATTTCCACCTGTGGTCATATCAACTTCGATGTTACCAATTCGTAGTTTTCTCGTTTCCCACATGCTAGTAGCACTTTGGAATGTATTTGGTAGTATTAGGGACTGCCCAGGTGTTTGTATGGCGAGTTGAACATATACTTGATCACCAGAACCTGCATTGATAGCCGCGATATAGTTCTTTTCTACGTCGTACCATTTGAAAGTTAGGATACTTCGCTTAGTTGGGTTTAGCTCAAGTATAGTTGTATACTTGTAATCCGTACCTGAATTGGAAGCCTCATTAATTTGTTTGGTAAATGTAGTGTATTCGGTGATTTTATTGGGAACTAGGGAACCAGAAACTCCATAGATTGATTTATTTACTACGATGTTGGAACTTACTAAGTTAGGTTCTCCATGAACGATGATATCGCCACCGTATATGCCTGCTGGCCTCGTTTCAGCGCTGACGCCCGGTGTGATCGTCAGAGGCCCAGTCGTTCTTTCTGGCAGAGTACCCAAAATATCTGTTTTGTCCGAATTAGAAAAACTTTTACCAGCCCTTACATCAGATGGACTAGCATCACCTACAGCTCGTAACACTTCTTTCATTTTCGAGATAAGCTGTTCCCATTTTTCACTGGTGGATGTGGATATACCTATGGAGCTAAGCGCGGCAACCACTTCCGCTTTCCGCTCAACTCCAGCTTGAAAAGCCAGTCCTACCGCTTTCTCAGTAGCAGCAACATCTTCTCTATCGCCGTCTGTTTTGTTAGACAACTGAACTTTACCCTGCTGCGTCAAAGACGCATCAGGAACATCTATCTCCCCTACTGCTTCACGAAGTTCCTCTAAATCTTGCTTAGTCGCTACACCTTCATCAATCTTCTCCCAGTTCTGATCCAAATACTTATCCAGATCAAAATAGGTCGTCGATGGCGAGGAACGGTCAATCTTATTCAATCCCAAGTTCGGTGTTTTTGGTTCATTCATCTATGCTCCACCTCCTGCAAATTTATCCTGCCCTGTCTGTTCGATCTCCTCCAGCGTCATGCTCTCAACCTCCGCAATCGTCAAATAACGTAGACGGTAGTCCACGGTCATATGTGCCGGTTTGATATCCTCAATCGCTGCCTTCAGATCATCCAGATTGGGCGGCAAGCCCCATGTGTCGATGAAGCGGATTCGGATCAAGTATTCCTCGGGCAACACGGATACATCAATCCCGCCGCTTTCGTAGGCCTGCGCCACGTTCTTGAGCATGGAGCCAGAAACTTTGCCGCTGCCGCGCATCTTGGAAATGATTACGGATCTCCGCTGGTCTTCTGGCTTGGCTTGATTCGTCGGAATCTGCAAATCCCGCTCATAACGTTCCAATGCCCAGGTCGCAGACTCCGGGTAGAATTGGTCCAGCACACTTTCCAAACCCACCGTAAGCTGGTCCAGCTCAACACCTTCGGTCTCTGTGAGAAGCTGCATCTCCAGCACATTTTCATACAACGGGGGCAAAAGAGTCATTAATACCTCTGCTTTACTCATGTCACCTTCACCGTCCCAAGAACGGCTACTGCGCCGGGGGCGATCTCCAGATTGGACATCCCACCATTCACCAGCAGATCGCTATAATCGATCACAGGCGGAATATCCAGAATGACATTCGCAATACGTGTCCAACGAACCAACGGATCGGCAAAAGCCAGTTCTTTCAGATATGCCGTAACTCCCGTTTCAATCAGTGTCTTCACGCCCTCATACGTTGAACCAGAAGCAAGTGTGACCTGTACCTCCACATCAATAGGAACCTCTTCCGCTCCCACTACTGTAACCACAGGGCCGATTGGAGCAGCACCTTCGCCCATTCCATCCTGGGATGGATCGATATATTCTTGCACCGCCTTAATGACCGCCTCAGCAGGTGTTTTCATTTCATTATTCAGCAATGCCACTTTGACTGTACCTGGCCCGTCCCATAGTGGAAAAGCCTTCGCTTTGCCCACACCGGAGTTTTCCCGTGCCCATAATTCATACTGATATTTGTTGGCACTCGTGACCGGACGGGATACTTTATCCTGATATCGGTCATAAAGGGCCTGGTCCGTTTCCTCGTCTTCACCAGGAACCAGCAACTGTGTCAATTCAGCCGTCGTCAGGCCGGCAATATAATCAATGGGCAGCAGAGCCCCCGTATACTCATTACCTTCCGCCCCTGCAACTTCACACTCCAACACATATTGCCCTGCTGCGATGCGTTCCACAACAACATACACCCGATCCCCCGTGGAAAAACGACTCTCCAAAGGAACCTCAACAGGCTTACCTTCGTTGTCCCGAAAACTTCCAGCCCAACGTGCCTTCGTGGCCGCTTTTCGACTAATGCCAGACCAAGCCACCGCGCGATCCAGATACTCTCCAGATGCTGTATCTGCAAACTTCAGATTGGCGTTCACATCCAGCTCGATATACATCTGAGCCATTTCTACAGCCGCAGGCGCAAGCGCATCATAGATAATGCTGCCTTCACGTTTATCCACACCATCTGGTACCCTATCCAGCATTCTATTTAGAATAATTTCAAACGTCTGCGCTTCATACATCCATGTTCACCTCCGTCTCTTCCCTGAAGCTGCCAAAATCCGTTTCCACGGTAAATGAAACCCGTAATCCGTCGGCCTCGTGAACGAATTCGAACTCCGTTACATCCGAAATGCGATCATCCGGAAGCAACGCTTCGCGGATCCATCGTTCCAGTTCAGATTCAACCATGGATTTCCCGGCCATTCCTTCCCAGGACCATTCCATGCCATAATCCGAAGAGTAGATTAGATGCTCGTAGCGACGTGTGGACAACGCTTTATACACCGCCTGTCTTACCGCATCTTTTCCATCCAGTTGTAGTCTGCCAATTCGCTGTCCTGAAGCTTGAAGTACATACGTCAGACTTGGAAGTACAGCAGCTTCCTCCTGATCTTCTGTGCTAATCTGCGCCCCCTGTGGAATCATGGATTCACCAGCCGATCCAGCACGACAAAGCTGTCTCCACCTTGAACACGTAACAATAGAACATGGTCACCCACGGTCCAAGCTTTGTTCACTACGGATTCCGGCAGTACCAGAAAAGGCTCAGCCAATGCCAGCCGTTGTTCAACGGTAATCTCCAGAGGCTGGGTGTTTGTCACGCTTCCGTACATTACCTGAACGGGAGACTTGGCATCTACAGCGGCCACCGCCGCCTTTTTAATCACGTCCAGCATCATATATCGTTACACCACCTTCAAATCCAGCGACATCGTGTGCACGCCTCCCTGTACCTTATGCGTACATTCGTCTACCAGAAAATATTGATTAATCTTCAGTTCATCGATCTGGATGTTGACAAAACTTCCTGCTCTCACCTTGAAATCGCCAAGCGCATCCACTTTCAATGTCTGTGTCTCACGATTACGGAGGGTCATCAGGGTCTTCAGCATGGCATCAATCTGCCCTTCATTCAGACCGTCATCCGCTTTTTGGTACAAAAAAAGCAGCCCCCATTGACGGATGCTGCCTGAGTCCTGATGAACAAATGTTTCTCTTTTTCCCGTATCCTTATTATCCCGATACAGCTTGATCTTGTTATACGTCTGGTCGTCAATCGACCTTGTATAGCTGTAATCCGTGAGCAGACTGTTATCCCCAATGACAAAGCCGTAAGGCATCTCTTCCACATCCCGAAGCACCAGCATGCCGAAATCATCGTAAAAGATGTAGTTTTTGCCGCCATAGATCAACGTTCGGTCTAGCGCCTCACAGATCATGTCGATCAGCTTTTTGTTATCAAACAACATGCGTGGAATAACATATTTCGGCTGGATTAGCTCCCCCACTTTCAACTGAAAGTCGGTAGCAATTCGTTTGATCACATCTGTAGCGGTTGCGTTAACGAACTTGTACGTCTGATTTGCGGTTAGATAACGAGTCTGGTCGTAGGCTTTGATTTTGACACTTTCGTCCTTGCCACTATCCACCGAGAAGATATATCCGTAAAATATGCCTACCTCGTTGCTGATATATTTCACAACATATCCATTCTCATAGGTGAATTTCTTATTCTGGTACAGACTGCCCTTGATCAACGTGAATTCCAGAGAGGAAGGTTTGCCAATGCGGGAGGTTTTGTACGTAATGTCGCCAGCAATTTCGCTAATGTCCCAGATGTTGCCCTGCTTGTCATCCAGCAATAACCGTTCCTTCATGTTTGCCAGCTTATCATCCAGCCTGATCTGCTCTTGCATATTGCCTCTCCTTTCACGGAAGCTTGATCACAAGTCCAATCGGCAGCTTCTTCAGTTGTGCATCTTTGATGCCATTTAACTTCTGCAGCTCTTTCCAGCGAGATCCATCCCCCAGATGTGCTTTGGCTACAGACCACAAGGAGTCTCCGGCTTTGAGTGTAACAGTCTTGGGCTGGATTTTTTCATCGGGCCGGGAGGCTTTGGTTTTTGTTTTTGAAGCAGCCGTATCCTTGCTGTCCTTGAGTGGTACTACTTTTTTGGCGGAATAGAAAATGAACTGCTTCAGCTTGATATCATACTGGATATCCCCCACTGTACCCGCTGTCTCCTTCCAGTCGAAGCTCTCGATGGAAACCGCCATATTAATGGTATACCTCGCACTGGAAAAGAGCAGCCTGACGGGTCTGCCCGTCTGCATCCAACGGATGATCTTTTTCACATATTCATAGGGATCACGGTAGAATTGCTTCTGAATTGCCGGATGTCTTGCATCGTAGTTCAGATGATACGGGCTGTAATCTGCCGGAAAAATCCCGCTGAAACTGACTTCACGCAGCTTCGGCGACTTAATTACGTTAATTTCACCCAAAGCGCTAACGTTAAACGAACTGCCGTCTCCCGAGTCCGAAAACTCAATACTCTCTGGTGTCACCGGGAAAAACATGTATTCAGAACGGTTATTAAAGCTTAGTTGAATATAATATTCCACTTATCCATACACCCCCTGGGCACTGGAGACGATCTGACTGTTCAGTCCATCGGTGATTTTGCTGATGATGCTATCCACGTCATGTCCGCTGTTGATATCCCCTGTGGTAACCTGAACAGTTGGCGTCAGACTGACAAATCGCTGAATGGCCTGCATCTCTGCAAGCTCACGCATCAGTTTCAGATCCTCGCTCGTCACATCCACTGTGCCATCCACGTTACCGATCTTGTCCACCTGTCCGATATTGTTGATTTTGTTGATGTTACCCATATTGTTGCTCGGAACAGTAGTGGGAGCAGGTGCAGTTGGGATTGATGGCACGGAAGGGGTTTGGGGAGTTGAACCGCCGAAGTTTCCAGGTAATTTATCAGAACCGTTGGGGAATAGACCTTTGGTGGTATCCATCAAATCGTTCCCCTTGTCAAATCCCATATCAAATGCATCCTTATAGTCCGCAGAAGCGTCCATTCTCCACAGGCTAACAACGTCCTTCTGGCTCTCAGGAGCACTCGCTTCAAGGTCACTCATTAAACCCTGTATCTTACCGCTCATTGAATGAATGTTAGCATCATCCACTAGTTTAATACCGCCCCAATTGGTCCCGAAAATCTTATTAAGATAGGGTATTAATTTGTTTATACCCCCGATCATCCAGTTGATCTGATCTTTGAAACCACCTGCAAAATCCTCAATTCCCTTTGTAATGTTGAACAGAATTTGGAGTACAATGAGTCCCATATCAACAAACAACTTTTGGAATGCATAGGCTGGATCTCTGAATACATTAATGACAAATTCGGCCCAAGATATGAAATAATTCAGAATAGATGCAAAAATTGATTTCATATACTCGTAAGCCATATAAAAATAACCTATAATCGCTCCCACCATATCCCCAGCTGTAACGCCACATAATTGCAAAATAAAGATGAGTCCTGCAATAGCACCAATGACAAGCAAGATAGGCCAGTTAGCTACCAACCATGCCACAGCCAGTGAATAAACCTGTGCAATTACAACTCCGAGCGTAATAATGATATTGGCTAGTAGTACTAAAGCAATGGCAGTTAATATAGGTCCGATGATTGCCCAATTTTCCTGCACAACTGTAGCAAAATTGATGAACCCATCCACGATAAATGCCACCACCTGAGCGATGATTGCAAACGCCCCACCAATCCATTCAATGAAAGCACTGAACTGACCTGAGCTTATGGCTTCGTTTAATCGGTCAAGCACAGGTGATAAAACCTCTAACGCTCTTGTCCCGATTTCAGATAGTATTCCATTGAACTGATTGACCAGAGCCGTCCATTTTTGCAATGGAGAATCCAGCATCGTATCAAAGGCTTCTTGTGTGTAGCCCTGCATTTCAAGTACCGTCTGCAATCCCTGTATGAAGCTATCAAGGTCTTTCGTCTGTATAAATTCATCCAATCCAGCTCCGTTTAATGCACTTTCCGGGATGTTAAATTGACTCGCCAAATCTCCGTTTTCTCCATTCATGGCACTAACAATGGCAGCAGACGCCTCGGACAGATTTTGTCCATCCGGTGACAACATACTCAGACGTTGAGTTAGTTGATTCAACTGATCTACCTGCCCTGTATTTTGTGCCAAAGGCACGAAGCCTAGAGAAGATTTGAGTGAATCGTTGACATCCTGGCCGTTCTTGGCGGCTTGCTCGCGATACTTATTATAGATGCCTTCCCCAAGCACCGGATCTTCTGCGGCAACCATATAACGATATTTGAAGTCTTCTTGTTCAGCAGCCGCTTTTAACACGATGCTTCCAGCCGACTTTACCATTTGCATCCACTTGGAGAGCTTATTCAGATTATCACCTAACGAATCACTTGTATCATCAGCCGTATCCTCCAGCTTTTCCATCAAATTAATGGTCACATTCATTTGTTGATTTATTTGATTAAAGTGATTGGATATGTTCGTTTGGTTAAATTGATTCAAATTAACATGATTAATCTGATTGAAGTTGTTCAAAATTTCGGTTGTTTTTAGCTGAATTAGATTTAAGTTATTGATCAGATTATTTACGGATGGAGGATTAATTACGGTGATACTTGTATCGGACATTCATTTCTCCCTCCTTTCCTTTTTATTTCTTCCGGGCGCGGCTCTTGGACCGTTCTTTCTTCTCTTCCTCAACCCGGATGGAGATCATCGCATAAATGGCCGCCCGTTCTCGCATGGAGAAAGCCATTAGCTCGTGCGGCAAAATGTTTAATTCATGGAGAGCGTAATAAGCCAGATTGGCTTCGGAATCGCCCTCTTTAATTAGTTTTTTACGTCATCCACCAGTTCGTTCATGTCTTGATTGAAACCGTTTAGCTTCTGAACCTGTTCACCGAGCGAAGCAAATTCCCCAGGCAACAGCATTTTCCGCAAAAGCGATTCCGCCCCCATCACGCCATATGACCGCTGAAGTTCTGCGTTTTTCAAATCAGGAAATACTACACTTGCGCTCATCAGGCGAGCCATGTAATCATTCGCATCGATATCAGGTGTGTAGACACCGTTCTTGCCCTTAATTTTGCGGGTAGCCGCCTTGCGGCATTCCTGGTTCTCGTCCTCGGTCATGCTGCGCAGTTTCCAGGCAACCGGCTCGCCCTTCTCATCCTTGAAACGGGGGGACACGATATACTCCTCCGTTGTATCCATTGCTGCATTTTGGGCAAAAAACATACTCAATCCACTCATGTATTGTTCCTCCTCTAAAGTTAGGCTCCCCGCCGCAAGAAGCGGCGAAGAGCAGAATGTTGACACGCCAAATAGCCCGTAACACAGGCAAGTTGAACAGGTTTCTTTTACAAACCCGCTGTTGATTTATTCTCTTTATATCTTAGAGTATTAAGCTTTCCACGCCACACTTTACTTCGGCAGATTGAACGATACAGGCATATCGACATCTTCAAAGGTAAAGCTCACTTCTTCCTCCAGTGCCTCCGCCTCGGTATCCAGGGATGCCATAATCACACTGTCGAGGTTGACGCCTTTGAGGGTCACCGTCTGTTTGCCAATCGTAGAAGAAGGATCTTCGTTGGTCACTTCAATATCGAAGTACGTATCCACACCATTCTGCATGTACTGGAGCATCAGCTCACGGAAACGGGAAGTGGTATAAAAGATCGTCATGGAACCCGAGCCTGACCAACCGGTTGCTTTGTGCTGTACACCGCGACGGCCCAACGTTTTGACCTCTGCTTTTTGTTTCTCCACTGTTGCTTCCAGCGTCTTCACATAAAACATTTCTTCCGTCTGTCCGTTAATCGTTGCGTATGCGCGGCCTTCCTGGCCGGAGATTGTGTCGCTTGCTTTCAAAAATGCCATCTTAAACCACCTTCACTTTCATATATACTTTTTCAACGGAATCCACAGGTTGGACCTGAATCTCGATCAGAATACTGTCGGTTTCATTGCCCGGAGCAACAGTGATGTCTGTTTTGGAATCAAAATTTTGAATCGCCCCAATATCCTGAAGTTGCTTCAGATAAGTGACACATTGGGAACGGAACAGGCTGCGCCCATCTTCGTTGTTGTTCACTTTGCCGATGTAGTAGGACTCAAAGATCCGTTTCATGTCGTTAGCGATACCATCGAGAACACGGACAACACGGTTTTTGGCAAAATGACGTGCCTTATCCGGTGTCACCGAACGGAACGTATTTACATCCTGCTCCACCACTGCACGGTTGCTGCTCGCGGTAAAGACAAACTCGCCATTACGCAATGCTGCTTCTGTCTCGCTATGCGTCAATCTGCCATTCACATCCACGGCATCGTCATACGCACGGAACGTCAGGGATTCATTCAGGTTAGCTCCCGCTGTTGCACCGGCAGTCCATGCTACCGTTTGTTTTGGCGTAAGAACGGTACCGTCTGCGAGCACAACACCATTTTTGACACTGATGATACCTTCATGATCTGCTGCAGGATAATCGGACAGAACCAGTTGCACCTTCTTGCCTTCGGTATCACGCAAACGTTTGATGTAAGCTGTGTAGACTGACTTGAGTGTGGCATCGTCTGAGATCAGACCAACCGTGTTAAAATCCAGCACTTCCAACTTGGTCAGGAAATCAGCATGCTCTTGGTTCGTTGCTGTCCCATCCAATCCACCTGTTAGTGGAAGTGACGCTGTAGCTGTAAGTGCACCTTCACCATTAAATGTGACGTATGCGTTGGATTCCAGAGCTTCGATGGTAGACGCGGTTTGTTTGTCGACTTCTTTACCCCCAAGCAACGTGGAGACATCCAATTGTTCCGGATCATTGATATTTGCTGAGATTACAACAGCTAGATCATTACCACGCACACCGCCGTGTTGGGCGGTCACTGTGAGTTTGTTCAAGGTTGCCTTGGCGTTGGTCCCTGCATTGAGTCGGTACAGAAGCAATGTCTGCGCCCGCTTTAATGCCTCGCGAATCAATAGTAATTGCGGTGCTGTCCAGTCATAGCCCAATTTGGCTTGTACATCTTCACCTGCTTGCACGGTCAGGATGGTGCCAGCTTGTCCCCATGACAATGGCAATGCCAAAGCCACCGTTCCCCGCTCACCTACCGTACCGGGCAATGAGCCCTCTGATGCAAAATTCATATATACGCCGGGACGTACCTTGTTTTGTGTCGTCCATGTTCCTCCAGCCATTATTGTGCCTCCCCATTCATAAATTGTTGGATGTGTTGTTGTGCTTCTTGCAAGGTGTATGTCTCTTGTTCCAGCAGCACCGCTGCCAAAATATCTTTCTCCATCCGGCTGAATTGCCGGGATTCGGCGAACTGTGATTTGCTGTATTTCTGGTTGTTTTTCTGTTGAGCTTCCGGTTTTTTAGGATCCTGTTCTTTTTTCGTAAACATCGCCAATGCGCCTCCTATTCCTTTCATACTGATCCCCTCATTTGGTTAGTTAAGTTCAACTAAAGAATAATTACATTTGCCACTCCGATGACAGAACAACCTTCCGATCGCTGTTATCCCCAGATTTTTTTGATTCCCTTTTAATAGGGGAAAATCCGGGGATAAAGGCGCAGTGTATGCTTCCGAAGTAGCTTTCTTTCAGAAAGCTTTTAGCTCCGCTTCTTCAGGTTATTTCTGTCCTCTCCGTTTTCGTGTAACTGTTAGTTCAATTTATATAGTTATTCTTTAGCAGCTTTAAGTGCAGTAGGTCGCTGTTCCAGTTGTTGCATGGTAACGGCGGACTCCGACACTTTGGTGGTTCGCATGGTGTAGTACACCAGCATTCGCGGCGTATTGTTCTCCGTCTCCCAACGCATCTCCGTTGCGCGATAGGGAGTGCCTTCCACGTTGATGGTTTCCAACGCTTCGAAGAGCTCATCCGGAAGTGTAGCCGGGATATCGTTTGGATCGAGCCACCGGATTTCAAAAGCGTGAGATTGCACGAAGCGATCGCTGCGTTCCCGGGTGAGTTGGGCGGACATCAGGCGGTAGGTCATGCCTTTGGAGTCTGGGCTGGGACTGTTGCTACCCTTTGCTGGGTGGATCGGGATGTTAGGGAAATGCTGCGTGAGTGTGTTTGCGATGGCAGTGGTTAGTTGGTTTGTGGTCATGGTTCACCTCCTTTTAGAATAATTATAAAGTTATCTCAATGTTCTCTGGTTATCCTCCAACAGAAATACTATTAATTTCCCTATAGAGTCTACAGTGTAATTAAAAGTCACTATCTTTATATCTCACCGTATTCACTTTGTAATATCAGCATACTCTTGTAATACTCCAACTACTTTTAAACGAAAACTTGATGGTACTTGATCTAACTTGATTAAGTTTTTTTTGATCAAACTTATATATAAATCTAACATGGTCCCACCTCCATAATAGTTAAACAATCAAATTACAGATGTATTCCTATTTTTTATTTCCAGTGTCTTCGGTTAAACTTAATAACAAAGTGTGAAGCTCCATGAGAGCAAGTTGGTTTATATTGCTTTCTTCCTTAAGAGTAAGGTTTTCAATTTTTAGAAGTTCTATTTCTTTCACTGGATCAAAAATTTGTGGAGTATCAATATACTTGTAAAAAACCTCATTCGATCTTAAGTTAATGTATGGCACACTAATTTTCCCCTCAAATTGTTGAGGTTCGGCTACATCTTTGACTTCTACACTATTTTGTGGTGGTATTAGTCCGTTATCTTCATACACAATTACAGAAACTCTTCCCTCATCATTTTCTATATCTTCATAAACTACGTACATATATAATTCCTCCTATATTAAACTATAATTAATTTTATAGAGATAAATGTTACCGTATAAAGAAAACAATAAATCACTCGGTATATCCACATCCCTTGCACTAAACACTCCAGCTGTACTGTACTGATATGTTTCCCAGCCACCGCTAAACGAAGATGTTTTTCGTCTACTTACCTTGCTTCTTGCCACTGTGGGAACATGTCTATTACTAATACTAGGATCAGGAGATGTTGAATATGATATAAAACCACCTTGATTATCAGTTACAAAATTGTTTATCCTATAATTTGAAGCTGACGTTGAGATATTTCCAGAAAATGCGCTACTAAAACTTGCAACAACTTTTCCATTATCTGAATCTAATGCTATAGCTGATGTTCCCAAAGTACGTATATACAGTACACGTAGCCCATTGTAGCCACCAGCACAAAGACCAAGGCATTGAGAGTCACTAATTGTGTACGACCATGCTACCTCTCCATTTTCATTAATTTTACGAATCATACCTGCGCCATAAACATATAAAACGCCTGACTTACGATCTAGTGACCAAGGTCTGTAAGTAATAGAGCCATTTTTTGTATCAACTTTATAAATGAGTTGCCCACTATTAATGTTATATTTATAAATAATTGCCCATATCTTTATATAAGCGTTGCCATAGTCGTCAAGGTCTATGATGTCATAAACTCCATCCGGAATTGAAATGGTATTTATAACATCCCCGGTATCTTTATTAAAAAATTTTAGTTCATAACTCCATGAACTTGTGTAAGTTGAAATCAGCGCTACAACAGTTTTGGTAACGTCATTAACTACACACCTTGTGAATCCGTTTTCGTTAACTACTTTCCACCGCAGTGATCCATTTCTAGTCATATTTCTTAATTCCCATATGGAGTTATTGTAATCACGGTAACAGTAAGTAATGTTTCCCTCTGCATCTTGACAAACCCCTGTGTCATTTGCACCACCTGTATAAAGTATCATTGTGCTTTTTAATTCAACTTCTAAAATACGTTCTATAGGAATCCCCGTCGATATTCCAAACAAGTCTCCCTTAGTCATTTTAGATATCAATTCATTCCATGTGTCATTTGTGGACGCTAATACCCCTATGGCGTTAAGCGCGTCCACAATCCCTTGTTTAGCATTAACGCCAGATTGAAAAACCTCGTTAATAGCTGCTACAGTATTTAATTTACTGGCTGTCTGTAGACTAGACAGAGGTCCGATTTTATTATCCGTATATGATTTGGCAATAGCTTCAACTTCATCAATCTTTGTAGTAGCATCGTAAGCAACTAAACTAATAACCTTATCACTCGCATCCCTTACCGCCTTCTCCGTCGCCGCCAACGTCTCAGACGAGCCATCCGTCTTACTTGACAACTGTACCTTCCCCTTCTGCGTTAAAGACGCATCGGGAATATCCATCTGACTCACCGCTTCACGGAGCGCATCCAGATCCGCTTGCGTTGCAACACCAGCATCAATCTTTTCAAAAATTCCATTAATACTCTCCCGGGTTACATTCTCGTTGCCCAAGGGAAGAGGCAATTTTAGTCGATCTGTTTCTTTTGGCATTACGCCCACACCTCCAGTTCATTCCACGTCAAGGACGCGGCGTCGAGTTCATCCCATGTCTTCTGCTTTTTGTCCAAATCGTCCCAGACCAGATAGCGATACTCATATTCCACGGCCATATGGGCCGGTTTCAATTCTTCAATCGCCCGTTTCAGATCATCGATATTGGGGGGGATGCCCATCGTATCCACAAAGCTCACCGTAAAACTCCACGCTTCCGGCTGAAAAGTTACATCCACCTTGCCTCTGGCATAAGCCTCAGCCACATTTGCAACCTGCCTGCCGGAGAACTTCCCTGCCCCGCGCAGCTTCGACTCCACCACCGAACGCCGCTGCTCCACAGGTTTGAGACGATCCGTCTCAATGCCAAGCTCCTGCTCCCAAAAGTCCAGCCCCCACGTCGCCGTCCGGACAAAAAACTGCTCCAACGTCTCATCCAGAGCCTGGTACAGCAGATCCATTTCGGTGCCTTTGGCCTGCATATCGGCTTGCATGACGCGCGAAGTCTCGTAATACCGTGGCAAATACGAGAACAATTCCTGCCCTTTCTCACTCGTCAGTCCAACATCTACAGTAGAAGGAGCACTCATGCCCTGTCCCCTCCCTTCCTTGCACCTCATCATGGAGCTTCTCGCTCGCCAGTTCTAATCCGGATCGGCGTACTTCTCCCAATCTTCCTCGCTCTCCGCACTCCAAATCTACTTCCTCTTCCACCATCTGCCCAACACTACTCATGCACATCCACCGTCCCCAGCACGGCCACCTGACTCGCCGTCATCTCGATATTCTGGTCGCTCACACCGTTCACGGTCAGCTCCGAATAGTCGATAATCGGCGGAATGTCCAGCAGAATCGCGGCAATGCGAGTGTAACGAACGAGTGGATCGGCAAAAGCCAACTGTTTCAGATACGCGGTCACCCCACGTTCGATCAATGCTCGCACATCAGCCAACGTCGCATCACTGGCCAGCGTCAACTTCACCTGAATGTTCATCGGCACTTCTTCTGCTGGCATCACGGACACCACTGGCCCCGCCGGCGCAACACCTTCACCTTGTCCATCCTGAGTTGGATCGACGTACTTCTGTACGGCCGCCACCAGATCGGTACCCGCAGCACGTTTGTCCGTATCCAGCAGATACAATCCCACCGTGCCCGGCCCCTGCCATAACGGAATCACACGCGTTGCACCAACACCTGGCACTTCACTGGCCCATTGCACGTATTGCGACTTGTTGCCGCTTGTCCCTTGGTTGCGGACTTTGGCATAAAAACGCTCCAGTAGCGCTGTATCGGCCTCGATATCTGCGCCGCCTTTAATCACCTCAACGTTCGTGACCGAAGTCACACCACTTACAGGTGTAGACAGCACAGTTACCGTGCCCGCAGGTACATTGCTCTCTTTTCCGGCAATAAGCGCTCGCACGCCTACCATCCCGAAGCCCTCTGCATCCAGTTCCAAACGTCCCACCGTCTCATATTCGAGCGAAGCTTCAGCAGATACTTCATCCGCGAGCGTAGCCACGACCGTTCCCGCAGGTACCACTTTCCCCGGCGTACCCACGAACCTCACCGAACCCTGCGCCGCCACCGCAGCCCGCCGCGTAATGCCATGCTCTCCCGCCCGCAGATCCAGCTCTTCCGAACGAAAATTCGGATCACTGCTCGCCGCAGTACTTGCAAACCCGCGCCGCAGTAATTCCTGCGCCCACAACGCCGCCTCAGACAGCATAAACGCAACCGGAGCCTCCGCATCCCACAGAAACGAACCCTCCGACTTATCCAGATCCGCGGGCAGACGATCCAGCATACGCTGCATAATCTGTTCCTCCGTCTGGTCCTCCAAATAACGCGGAATCTCAGCCATCCCGTCAGATCACCTCACTTTCCAGAATAAACATCTCTTCCTGCACACTCGCCACCCGGCACGAGAACATGCACTGTTCCCGATTCCAATCGAATGTAAACTGGTCTACCGAATCCGTGCGTGGATCAGCCAACAGCGTTTCCGTCACCATCCTGGTAATTTCACTTTCCATCACGCCGCGACTATCACCATGACCCACCAGCTCCTCCAGCTCAGAACCATAGTCCCGAGAATAAATCACATGTCTGTACCTTGGGGTTTTCACGGCCTTGATGCACCATTGCACCCAGGCTTCATGCCCATCAGCAGCAGCGACTTTGCCACTTGGGGTCAGCACAAAATCGCCTGTATCGTAATCGAATCGCCAGCTCCGCCCAAAGCGTACCTCTTCCGAAGCCGCCCCCGACAGATCCTCCTCATCTCCCCAGACCAGACCCGTTTCCGGGAACAAACTAGGCATTGCCACTCACCACCTTACACAGCACCACAATGTCGTTACCGCCATTCACCCGCATCGCCAGTACACGATCCCCGGCCTTCAACCCTTTACCAAGAGACCACACCGCTTCTTCCACTTCCTCTTCTTGCAAAAGAAACCGTCCTGTGACCGTCGTTCCACCGTTTGCCACGTCAGGTATACCGGAGATCGCGCCAGCAGCCTCGCGCTCCGGCAGTTCAAGCGTGCCCGGCAACTCGGCCACGAGATAATCCTGCACTTCGTGCTTGAAATCATCCAGCTTTACGCCGGAAGAGGTCATCGTACCCAATACCGCGCCCAGACCGCTCACGGCCTGACGGGAATGAGTACTCATCGCACCCCGCATGACGTCGGCAAAATGCCCATACGGATCATCTTTATTCAAGATAAACCCTCCTTTTCACCAGTTCAGCTGTACCCAGTTCCAATGTCATCGTTCCAGGTCCGGCAGACAGATCACGGCTGACCGACATGACGATCAACTTCATTCCTTTTAACAACACGGCGTCCCCGGCGCGAATCGTATTCACATCCGGTGCGGAGATCGTAAAGGTCTCCTGAATCCCCGTCAGATGACTTTTCGCCAGTTTCTTCGCGGCGTTTGTCGATTTCACCTGATCGTCCTCGACCAGCTTTTGCAATGTGCCCAGTTCTTCCAGACCATTCTGCTCAATCGCGAGCACTTTGGATGGAACCTCTTTGCCACTGCCAGACTCCGATGCTGCCATCACCTTCACTTTGGTGACCGCTCCTTCGAGCGTACGCATCTGGGTCAGATCAATCAGCCGATCCAGCTCATACACCTTCGCATTACTTCCGATCTGGAAGAGCTGCAACCCGCCGGGTGTCATCCTCGGATGATACATCCCCCCGCCGGACTTCGCCGTTTCCTTCAGATCGGCAAAGATCATCGAAAAAATCGTTTGTGACCGATACACGGCTTTGCCCAGCTTTGTCTTGGTATCCGGCAGTGTAGCGTATGGAATCTTCCACTCTTTGGCGTAGGTTTTAAGTCGCTGTGTAGCCGTCTGATCCTTCGGGAGCAGGAACTCGTCCTCCGATTTTTCCAGATAGATCATCCGGTCGTACACCGTTAGAGACAGCCGCTTGGTACCGCTGTTCGAGCTTTCCACCTCCCAGATGACCGCCGGATGCAGCAAGTGAGTCATGGATTTTTCGCCAAAAGGAACCCCACTAATCCGCACCGCCATGCCCGGTGAAATCGAAGGCAGACCCGAAGATGCAGACACCGCCAGCCGGATGTTGGCCTGATACGCAATCTGGTCGAGTGAGTCCTTCAGCGTAATCGTCTCCACCAGCTTGGTGATGTCATATTTGTCGTCGACAATGACCTTGTAGGTCATGGCATCACCAGCTTTTGCCCGGGTTTGATCCGGTTCGGATCAGTGCCGATGATCTTCTTGTTGAGCTTATAGATCTCGTTCCATTTGGAACTGCTCCCCAGCTCCAGCTTTGCTATTTTGGACAGGGAGTCTCCAGATTTGACGGTGTAGGTCTTGCTGCTCTTTTTCAAATCCGTACGAGAACCTGACTTGCTCCCGGATGCGGCAGAACCCACCTTCTCCACCTTGGAATCCCGCCATGTGCGCAGGGTTAGGTCGAAATAAATATCTCCCGTCTCCCCGCCGCGAAAGCTTGAGTTAAGCGAGACAATAAAAACAGGCACGTTCACGCCGGTTTCGGAGATGATGAAACGCAGTGGCTTTTTGGAGATCAGAAACGTGTTCAGCACATTCATCGCCACACGCGGATCTAGAAAAGATTTTTCATCCATGCAATAGGACGGATCAAATCTTTTTGGGAAAAAAGAAGAGAAGGTGATCTCCTTCACCTTCTCCCCTTGTGCAAAATCAAACTCGCCATGCTCCAACATATTGACCGTTTCATATCCCTTAGACCTGGAAATATTAACTTCTTCAGGGTTCACTGGGAATTGAAATCGAGTATTGCCGTCCTTCAATGTAAATGACATTTTGTTAGGACCAACATTATCTTCAAGTACTGACATATCTGCGGCCTCCTTTCTGCTTAGGCCATAATCGTTTTACGATTTTGCATCGCACGGCGGAACTCGTTAGAGATCCGTTGCCCCACATGGTGAGAAACTGCGTCATAATCAATTGCGTTCTCGCGAACCGTCACCTGTACCGTTCCCGGTGCAATATTCACAGCAATCTGGTTCGTCGTTTCCGTTTTGAAATCCTTCAGGTAACCTGCCAGACTGCTCATCTGTTCTTCGGAAATACGCACTGTGAGCGGCGAAGCTTTCTCATTGGGTTGACCCGCGTTATTCATTGCTACCGCTTGGGATTGCATCACACTTGTTCCCATAAGACCCGCAGCCGTCGGTGAACCAAATCGATTGTTCATGTAGGCTTCTGGACCGGTGATCGATAGAACTGACGGCCTGTATGGAGGCGGCATCTGAGGTGCTATCGGTGGAGGGGGTGGCGTCTGCGTTGCTACAGGTGTTGAGGGTGACGTTATGACCGCTGCGGCTGGGGCGGTCTGCTCCTCCTTTTTAGAACCGAAACCAAAAAAACCTGCAACTCCATTGAACAAATTCGTCGTTTTCTCCGCCACGTAACTCGCTCCCTCAGAAGCAAATTTTGCTACTTTTGAGATGTCTTCCGCGTTGTTTTTTAGGAATCCACCTACCTTATCGCCAACCCAGCCACCTGCTTTCTCGCCAAGCCAGCCACCTACTGCACCACCAATAAGGTTTCCAACCACCGGAATCGGAATCACACTGCCAAGAATACCACCAATCGTAGTCCCTACTGCATTACCAGCAACAGAACCGATCGCACGAGCACGATCCTCAGGTGGGGCGCTTGCAAGTTCTTTAATATTGTTATACATACGGAGTGGTGCGAACAATTTCCCCGCTCCTTTAACGAGGTTGCCACCAAGCTTGCTTATGATGCCAGACCCACCACTGCCTCCTGCCCCGCTTCCACCTCCACCAAAGAGACCTTTTACATCGCCCCACAATCCATCGAATCCACCGATCAAATCGGACCCTGCGGACGAGAAATCATTCACAAACTTTGCCCCACGTTTTGTAACCTTGAACGCCTTTTTCAATTTATTCCCCGGTGTGGCAGGTGTTGTGATTTCTCTCCATAGCTTCTTCCCACTATTTCTTGCATCAAAGACTTTCCCCACACCAGATGAGATTGATTTCCCACGATCAAACATACCTTTCATCTTTTGCATAAAGGTTTTAGGTTTAGCTTCGGCCGCTGGTGCTGCTCCAATATTGATAGATTCTATCTTGGTACTCAGCATATGAATAGATTGGGTATTTGTATTCAAAGCATCGATTAGTGGCTGTGAATTCACATTAACCGATACACCTGAAATCTGGTGGCTGACTTTGAGTTGCACACTAGCCGTGGCATTCAACATCTTGGAACGGAGTTGTTTCATTTTTCTCAACAAACCATTTAATACTGGAGTAGCACGGTCAACCAGATCAACCGTCGGTGTAATACGCAGCCTGCTGATTCGCACAGCCATACTATAAACATGCTCCAACCTGCGCCCGGTCGTTCTCAGTTCATTGTTGACCTTGATCAGACTCTGATAACGAACTCTGCCCAGACGTTCCGTCGAGCGCTGGATCTGATCCAGGTATCGAAGGGTTGTCCGCATTTCGGCATTGGACTTGGATAGACCTACAATCATTTCTGCCATTTTTTCACCTCCTGCCTTATATCGTTATCTATTCATTTGCGAAGTGATCGCTGCCATTTCCTCTTCCGAGAACGCGATCAACAGCGAGCGCTCCCCGCGTGGCAAAGACCAGAACTCTCCGGGTCGGAGATGATGACGTACCCACATGTGATACAGGAACGTGGTCATTCCGCCGGAGTGAATCAGTTTTTTAGGTCTTCAATCTCCACACCGAAGCCGGACAGCTCCAGCACTTTATCGCCTACGGCATCCAGTTCACCCGCGAGCAACATACGGCGAACCGCTTGTTCACCACCAGACAGCTTCATGCGACCGGTAATGCGTGTATCTCCCCAGCCGGACAATTCCAGGCTGCGTACTTTCAATTTCACGGTTGCTTCGGAAATGAGAAGCGCATTAAATGTTTCGGTATCCACCTTTTCCTCGGTACGGCCTTTGGTCGTTTTTCGAATCGTACAGCGCTCACGAATGTGATCCACTTTGGAGGATGTCAATCCACGCAAGGTCAACAGTAGATCCAGACGCTGAATGCGCACATTCTCCTCTGGCAAACGTTCTGCTGCTTCGAACAACTGATCCAAAATCTGTTCTTCGGACATATTTTCATTCATACTCATTGGGCGTTATCTCCTTCTTGCTCACATTTGGCAATCATAATGGTACACTAGCCACTCCGATGACAGAATAACCTTCCGATCGCTGTTATCCCCAGATTTTTTTGATTCCCCTCTTCAAGGGAAAATCCGGGGATAAAGGCGAACGCTCCACTTCTTCACGTTATTTCTGTCCTCTCCGTTATCGTGTAGATACTAAATTTGCTTTAAGTAGACAACAAAGAGACCGAGATCATCTCGGCCTCCATTAAAGTCCTTTTTAGTTCGCCACAATCGGATTCAGCAACTCAAATCCTTCAAACGTAAAGCCCGTTTCCTCTGGTACTTCCTCACCCGCTGTCCAGTTGGCAAGCTGGATTTTGTCCACCATGCAACCTTTCAGCAGTACACTCTCATGTCCATATGATTCAGGGTCATTCAGCTTCGAAATAATCTCGAATTTGGTGAAGCCACGCTGGATCATATCCGAAGTGACCTTGTAGCCCGTCATCGTGCCGGTTCCTTTTTTTGCGCCGTTTTTGTGCACTTTCCAGTCGTTACCGACCAGGTTCAGCTCACGCTTTTCAATCTCCACACTCGCTTCCAACTTGTTAATGTTTGTCTGCCACACACCATCAATATGCAGCTGACCATGGGTACCGAGAATTACTCTTGACGCATCCAACATATATTTTCCTCCTTGAAATTAAAAAATATCGTGTAAACCATCAGCTCAACGTGCAGTAATTATTCTAGAAAACAGTTCTTTCCTTCCACACAACCTTATTGCACGTAAAATGTACCAAACAACTGCTCCATCACATCCGTCAGCTTCACATTCCATTGCAGGAATACCTGATCCGCTTCCGGTTTGAGAACTGGAGCAGTGCCATAATACGCCGGATCAAGAATGACATCGTAACCGTCAGCTTCAATCACATTGCTCTGTGCGAGCAGCGCCAAATAGGCCTTCATGGCACTAATCAGTGCCTGACGACCCTCTTCAGTATTGTTCACTTTACCGATATACGTATCTTCCGCGGAACGTTGCAGATCCGTGTTAATGGCGTCCAACACACGAATAGATCGGATTTTTTTCCACGCATTATTCTGGCCAGCGGCTGGCGTTACAAGTGTGTTTACACCGCGAAGTGCTTTCACCTGACGTCCATCATGGAAGAAAATAAATACGCCGTTCTGTACCGCCTGCTCCTGTTCTGCGCGCGTCCAGCGACGTGTCACATCATCGAACGGCGTAGCTGCATAAGTGGTAGATTGGTTCAGACGTTGTCCGGCGATCAGTCCTGCAACATAAGCAGACGTTTCTGCCGAGCTATAGAATGCATCTCCAAGGCGAACGCCTGTACCAACGTTAATCACACCTTCATGGTTGAGCGCAAGCGAACGTGCTGCTGCTTTTTGTACTGCTGTAGCGGAGGTATCATCCGCTGCGGAACCGCCAAATACAGCCATCACTGGCTTGCCTTCACCACGCACACGTTTCACCCATGCCGCAAAGCTCGCAAGCAGAGGTGCATCAGCCGCCTGATCCAAAGCCAAGACGTCGAATTGCTCTCCTTCCAGCGCACCCTGCACAGCAATGTATTCCGCATTGGTTAGGTCATCATTGCCACTTACGCCGCCTTTGAATGCCGCACCCGCAACAGTAGCTACCACACCCGCACCATCACCAATCGCCTGCGCCGTCACCCAGACATTTCGTTCATCCGAATTAATCTCTTTTGCCAGAGAAGCTGCTGTGATATCCGCAGTCAGGAGCGCATACAACATCCGGTTACCTTCAAAGAGGCGCACTTCATGTTTCGTATTATCAATTACACCTGGCTGGATGGTGACGTAGAATCCATTCGCACGATCCCCAGGATACTTCGCATCCAGTTGCAGCACATTGGCATCACTGCTGTCCTTCAAGGTGAGCGTAGCTGTTTTGGCAGCAGCATTTGCTACCCGATAAGCGAGCAACTTCTTCGGCCCGCCCAACAGGGCAAGCTTCAAGGACGTATAAGCTGTACCGTTGTCCAGCGCATTCGCCGCATAGATACGTTCAATCGCCGCTTCGCTCCCCACTTCAACAAAAGTCCCTACAGGGCCCCAGTTGGCCTTAACCGGCACAACAACCGTTCCTCGCGTACCCGCTTGAATGGCCGAGGATGCTGCCGCCTGAAAATTCATATATAAGCCCGGAAGGACCGGACGATTCGTTTGCTCCCAAGTTCCACCTGCCATTATGCCTTCACCTTCGCTTTCATAAATTGGTTAATTCGTTCTTGTGTTTCTTCAATGGAAAACGTCTCTTGCGCCGCTTCGTACAGCGCACCGTATAGCACCTCTGCCTTAACGGCAAAGAGGGCTTCTGCATGATTCATCAGTTCGGCCCGTGTATACCGCGGGGCTGTCTTTTTACTTTTTTTTACTGAGCTTGCCATTGCCATCTCACCTCATTTGTTGGACTGCTAATTTCGTTAACATTGATCTTTAAGCGTAACCTATGAATTTTCGACCCTATGAACCTATGAATTTGAAGCTATAATATTGAAGCTAAACCAATCTACTCAAAGCTATAATCTGGAACCACCTTTAATAGAAGGTTCCTCTCGACTAACGTTTACTCCATACCTTTGCTATGGTAAATCTCACGGATCAAAGGTACATTCGTACCCGGACGACGAATCCGCTGTTGTAGTGTCAGACGAATCTGTCCATTCAGATACGCATCTGCCTGTAAATCTGCCGTGACCTCATCCACCGTCACATACCGTGTGTTACTTTGGTGCTCTTCGCCAACAGTTTCAGTTACGGCAAGACGAGCTTGGACCGCAAGTTGCTCTACCAACCGAGTAACGGTATGCCGGGTTAGCACCGAATGATCGGTGAGCACATGCCCAATCCACTGTTGTCGAACCTCCAATGCTGAAGTGCCCGCCACAGACGTGCTGCATCCGGCCAATCGCCATAACACAGACGGCGTATCGTATCCACCAGGCCAGGCATCACCATATACCGACCAGTTCGAGCCAAGTTCCTGCTGTGTCCAGCCTTGAAGCGCAGCTAACCACGCATCCTCTGATTCAACGAGAGCAGCTCCCGAGTCTTCGGGAACATACACTCCGAACCGCAGACTGCGCGTAAACATTCCAGACCCTGCATCCACCCGGTCACTATCTGAAGAACCCAGATAGATACAAGTGAAGGACTCACCTGCTTCATCCACCAGCCTTACCTGGTGCAACCCTTCGATTAGATGGGCTGACCAAGCTTCCACCTGTTCAGCGCCGCCATCTTCCGGACGAGCGTATGGTGAGATTTTAATAATCCTTCGATATCCCGCCCAGGCAGACTTCGGCACTTCTTCGGCAAACGCAACCACGGCACAAGGCCCAGCTAACACTTCGCCTGAAGGAGGTACATCCAGCACACGATCATCCCAATCTGGAACAAGGACCGCGAGCTTCTGTTTTAGCGTTTTTTTAATGAGCGTACTCATTTTACCGGTGCTCATGATCGTGCTAATCTCATTGTTCATAGACACATTCATTTCGCCCCCTTTGGCTGCAAGTTTGAGATCTGCCCACACCGTGCAGCGACAATGCAGCAGCAGTAGACTCCCCCTTTGAACTCAGAGTCTGTATTCCGATCGAACCAGTACCGGGACTAATTCACCGCATCAAAAAGACCGGCCACCTGGCCGGTCTGTACATTAGCGTATGTGCTTTCGGTGCGTCCCTTGTTATTGATCCGATAATACAATCTTACACTCTTTCATCCCTAGCGCGGATGGTGTTCCGTACGACTTCGGTGCGATAAAGGGGGTCGTTCGGGTGGAAAAAAGACGACATAACGCGTTCTACTATTTCAAACCTTAGTTCAAAGTAACCTTCGGGTTCAACGTAATCTCAAATGCACGGCCCCAGATGAAATCGGGATTCGCATATTCCAGCAGTGCACTGCCATACGTGGCATAGGACAATTCGTCATTACAGATCTGCTTAATCGCCACATTGCCTGTATGGAAGGCTGTCTTATTCGCAAGCGCCGTGGTATACGTCTGCATCAGATCACGGAGCAATGTTTGCAGATGGGCATAATCTTCCTCCGAGTTGAACAGCAACATATTTTGATCTGAAAGAGTAGCCACATTGGTATACAACGCGTGAGCTCGGGAATACGTGCGAATCTCTGCAATCGCTACCGCTTTATAGTAATAATCCTTCAGGAAACGTTTAAACAACAGTGAGCCATGTGCATTCATTGCATCTCGCAATTTATGCTCATGCTTCTCTGTGGTGATCAACGCGTACCTGGACTGCCCCATACCTACGGCAATACCGATCTTGTTGCCCGGTGTATTCCAAGCACTGTATCCCAACACCCGTCCGGTATATGGACTGCTCAGCAACGCTTCAGCAACATCAACATTCGCTGGACCTTTTCCCACAAAATCAATCAACACCGAAGGCAGACCTTGCTCCCCATTCAGCGTCAACTGCTCCAACGCAGCCTGCACCTGATCCAGAGCGGTAATCGCAATAATCTCGATGTCGACGGCTGTGTTCTCTCCGGAATTTCCCGGGTGACCCTTTGTCATACGATCCAGTTCGGAAGCCATATCAAATGGAACAACTTGCTCGACTGATACAGCCACCAGCTGTTCATTATCCACACTAGTCATCGGATCCGTCACCACCTCCGGTTCAGGATATGCCGAATCGGCCACAAGCACACCGCCCACAATATCCACATGACGAACCACATTCTCGTGTACGTCCATGTATTCATATGTGTTAATGATCGTATTGCCGTGAGGACCAAAATATTTCACGGCGTAACGTGTCTTCGCCCCGCCTCGGAACAACTGGTTAGCCATGCGAGCAACCAAAGCGTGCCCCAGACCATCCGCATCCGGCAAGATGATGGCACGATCCGGATTTTGTCCATTGGTTCCACTGAGCCATTCATTGATTCGTGCTTCTACATAGTTGATTTCATTAATCTGAACACCCTGCGTGTTGGCATCGTCGACACCCACGGCGAGGAAATCGATATAACCTGAGCGAGCCAGCTGATCCAAAATGTACAGATTTGTTTTGAATTTATGCTGTCTTGTATTGTAATACTGTTCTTTATCAAAATAGGTCGTTGTCCCATATTCCACTCCATCCGGGGACAGGTTATAACCTTGAATAATATCTTCAAATTCGGTGTATGTCTGACGCGGCTGCTGCATCAACGCACGGGACTCATTATATGCATCGAGTGCCAAACCATCTGCAAAAGAGGTTGTAGCCAGACGCATGATGGTATCCATTACGAACACAGGTTTACGTGGATATTTTTGCTTAATCACGCGGATTACATCCAGCAAACGAGTGGTTTCTCCATCGTATTCAGGATAGGTGCCTCCCCCATCTTCACGAAGCTGACGACTGCCAATCAGACCGCCATAGGCGAGCATATCGGATGAGATAATGAATCCGTCGACCTTGGCAGCATGTTTCAGAATAAAGTCGTGAATCTTGGATGGTTTTCCATAAACCGGCGTGGAGGTACCGAGCAGCGTTGTGCCATCTACGGTTTTCTCCGAGTCCAGACGATTCTTAATATCACTCAGGTTCGGTGTAACGATATGGATACCGGCTGCTTTCCCTTGCACAATCACATCATCCAGATTCGCTGGACGATCATCCAGTGGAACATACAATACTGTTTTCAT